TCAGGTTATTGGTCAACAACACCCCAGTTGATTTGTCTGCTGATTTTGACATCTCAATCAACAAGGCAATTGCCGACATCCGTGAACCACAATCACGATCATCGGAATGGACAAAGACAATCACCATTCCCGGCACGGCACAAAACAACAAACTATTCTCGCACATCTTTGAGGTTGAACATACAGTTAGGACATCAACACAATTCGCACCTGATTTCAACCCAAACAAAAAGGCATCTGCGGTTGTTCTGTTGGATGAGATAGAGCAGTTGAGAGGATTCATCCGCTTGATTCAAATCAATGTCACAGATAGCACGGCAATCGTTTACGAATGCAGTATTCACGGGCAAACTGCTGACCTATTCACCACCATCGCAGAACGCAAACTAAATGCGTTGGATTTCTCGGAGTACAATCACTCCTTGTCTTCAGGCAACATCTTCAATTCGTGGGACACAAGCATCATCAAGAACGGAAGCTCACAACCTTTTGCTTATGGTGATGGCTATGTGTATTCAATGATTGACAAAGGGCATGTGAGAAACATTGCATATTGGCAGTATAACGAACTCACACCTTGTCTTTACGCAAAGACCGTCATTGACAAAATCTTCGCTGGTGCTGGTTACTCATACACAAACGATTCCTTCTTTAATACTGACCGATTTAAGAGGTTGATTATTCCACCACCAAACGGGTTGATTGCATCATCTACGCAATTGACAAACCGATTGTTTTTGGCAAGTCGTTTGACAACACCACAATCATTGCCGTTGGGAACTACGCTGATATTTAACAACGATACAAGCGGTGGTGCTTTTGACAATGGTGGTAATTACAATCCAACTACGGGTGCTTATACTGTCCCCGTTGGTGGTACTTATTCCTTCTTCTTAGGATTGGGGATGACCTTGACACTTGATCCTTCATACCGTCCAGTATTGGATGCCGAGATAGACATCAATATCGGTATGTATGTGAACGGAGTTTTAAGGTCAACTAAATATATCTCTGTATTCCCAACATTTTTGCCACCAGTTTTGGAGTTTGCCTTTGCAAATGTGGCTCTTTCTGGTAGTGATGTTGTCACTTTTAAGTTAACTCAACTATATGATTGGGTTGATGAATACACATTGACCAATTCGGATTTCACAATGATTCTCAATGTAGGTTCAACGGTTGAGAATGACATCACCGCTTACACCTTTCAGTATGGAGAAACCGTGGATTTTGGAATCTTCTTCAATACCGAGGTGAAGCAAAGTGATATGCTGATGTCATTTGTCAAGATGTTCAACTTGTACATTGAACCCGACAAAGACCAACCCAAGATTCTACGTTGTGTACCACGTGATGAGTTCTACAACGGCAGTCAATTAGATTGGACGGACAAATTGGATTACTCACAACCCGTGGAAATTGTTCCAATGGGCGAATTGGATGCGAATCCTTATGTATTCAGTTACAAGCAAGGCAAGGATGATGGCAATGTTACCTACCAAGAGAACTATCAAACCACCTACGGACAAAGAACCTATCAGGTGGACAATGATTTTGTCAAAAGTGAGAAGAAAATTGAGCTCTCTTTTGTACCTACGCAAATAAAGAACTACGACATAGGACAAAAAAACCTTGTGTTATCCTCTGTTGTAGGCAAAGAGGATGGTGATTTGAGGGTGTTGTATTATGGTGGATTGGTTAGTGGTGTAAGTATAAGATTTCTTACATCTTTTGCTGGAACTTTTTCATTGAGTGCAACCAAAGTCAAGACATCAATTCCATTGACAATCCATTATGATTCACTTTCAAACCCTACAATTGACCTTTTGTTTGGTATGCCGAGAGAGGTTGGTATCGGTGCTGGGTATAATTACACCAATGCAAACCTTGTCAATACTTACTATTACAGATTCATTCAAGAGATCACCAACAAGAACTCAAAAATAGTTCGGGCATACTTTAGATTAACTCCTTCCGATTGGTACAACCTACAATTCAAGAATCTGTATTTCTTTGAAGGGCAATACTGGAGATTGAACAAGGTTGAAAACTACAACCCAACAGATGAAGGGGTTTACTTGTGTGAATTCTTGTTGGCTCAATTCATACCACCCGCCACAATCACGGTAAAAAAGATGGGTGCTGGAACTGCACAAGGCTCACACACAGACATCTATGGTGATGTGTATCCGGGTGGTAAATTCCCAATCAAACCCGGCATCAGTGGTGTTGGAGTTGGGACAAGCGAAGGAAGTGGAATCTTTGTTGGTGAGAACTTCAGCGGAAACGGAATCAACAATAGTGGATTTGGCTCAACCGACATTCACTATCCTGATGGGGTTGATGGTTCGGTGGTTATTGTTTCAAATGATTTCCAACCGGCCAAATCCGATACACTCTATGTTGGCAATTACGAGATGTATCCAAACTTTTTGAGTGGTGGTTCGGTCAAGACGGTAACGGCAAACACAACGGCAACAAAAGACGATAGATTGTTTTTGGTTAATACCACCAGTGGAAACAAGACAATCACCTTGCCTGATCCAACGGGTTTAAGCGGGAAACAATTTGTAGTGAAAAAATTAACTTCCGCACATACCATCACCATTGATACAACTGGAACGGCAAAGATTGACGGTGCGGATACACATTCAATCAATCAACATTGGGCATCACACATCTTTGAAACTGATGGCGTGGATTACTTTATAATAGCAGAAAAATAATGGCATTAAACGCATCTATTGACTTAACCGTCAACAAACCTGACTTCAAATCAATGAAGGCAGAAATCCGAGAACTGACAGTCGCAGCACAACAAGCCGTGATGCAGTTTGGCGAATTCTCACCCGAAGCAATAAGAGCAGAGAAAGCACTTGCTGCTGCTCGTGACCGAATGGATGACTTCAATGACCGAGTTGCAGCGGTAAACCCTGACAAGTTTGCACAAATCAACACGGTTGTTCAAGGTGTGGCTCGTGGATTTCAAGCAGCACAAGGGGCAATGGCTTTGTTCGGCAACCAGTCGGAAGAACTTGAAAAGACAATGGTCAAGTTGCAAGGTGCAATGGCTTTGGCTGAAGGTCTTGAAGGTCTTGGAAAGGTTCAACAGCAGTTCGGTGCAATCGCAAAGAACATCAAAGGTGGGGTAACTCAAGCATTCCAATCATTGGGAAGGATTTCAACTCTTGCATTGGGTGGAATTGGTATTGTGTTGACATTGGTCATCACGAACTTTGACGCACTCAAGAAAGCGGTGATGTCATTGATACCCGGTCTTGGTGCAATGGCAAAGTTTGTCGGTGGGTTGGTTCAGCAATTTACGGATTGGGTTGGTATAACATCGGCACAAGATAGAGCATTGGCAAAGTTGAATAAGACAACAGAGAAAGCCAACGAGCAACTTGACAGAGAGATTGCATTGCTTAAAGCAAGAGGAGACCAAGTTGGTGTGTTTAACAAGGAGCGTGAAAAGTTGGAGAATGACCTTGCACAAGCTCGTGCAAACTACGGCAAAAACAATGAGAAGAATTGGGGCAAGATAATTGACGATACAAAGAACGCATTGAAGGTGTTAGGGATTGAGCAAGACAACTACCAAAAAGACCAAGCCAAAACACAAAAGGATGCAAACGATCAAGCAGCAAAGGATAGACAAGCGGAAAGAGACAAGAAGAAAGCCGAAAAAAAGAAGGAGGAAGAAGAAGCAGCCGCAGCGGAGAAATTAAAAAATGACCAAATTGCTGCAGCCCAACAAGGGTTTGTTGAATCCGAAAGGGAGAGGAGATTGGCACAAGCCAAAACCGAAAAAGAGGAGATCAAGATTAAATATGAAAACGAGAGATTGGCGTTGCGTGATGAGTACTGGAAGCAATTGAAAGAAGCCGAAGGAAATGAGGAAGCCATCAAATTAATCAAAGCCAAATATCAAAGCGACACGGCAACTGCAAAAGCAAACTTTGACAAGCAACAAGCCGAAGCCGACAAGAAAGCAAGTGATGAATTCATTGCCAACAAAAAGAAAGAAGGTGAGGTTGTAACTGCGATTGCTCTTGATAGTGCAAACAAAAGAATCAAGTCGGAAGAAGCCGTTCAACAAGCCAAACAAAGCCTTTACAAAGCATCAATAGATTTGGCGAATTCAATCGCAGCATTGGCAGGAGAGCAAACCAAAACGGGCAAGGCGATTGCTTTGTCAGTTATCGCAGCAGATACGGCAATGGCAATATCAGGTGCATTGAATGTCACGCAGAAACCATCACCGGACAACGTGGCTACGGGCGGTCTTGCTGGTGCTGCAAAATACATCGGATTGGCTGCAATGATTTTGACCAATGCAAAGAAAGCAAGAGACATCCTCAAAGGTGGTCAGCCATCCGCACCAACTGGAATGCAATCAAGCGGAGGAGGTATGCCACAAATGGCAGCACCACAAATCTCATCCACATTGCCACAAGTAAGCGGATTTGAGCAGAGAGTTTATGTGACCGAGGGTGACATATCACGCACACAAGGTCGGGTTGCATCGTTGAAAAAGGTATCTGTTACACAATAACGCTATTTGATTAAGATGAAACTACCAGTTTACAAATTAGACATCAACGAATTTGACGAGGAGACAGGCATTGACTTTGTTTCTCTCGTTGAAAACGCAGCCATTCAAAAGGATTTTCTCGCATTCAATGAGCAGTTTGTTGAACCCAATCCAAACGAGAGTGAAGAAGAGTTCGTTCAAAGATGTATTCCCATAATGATTGGCGAAGGCAAGGATAGTGAACAAGCCGTGGCAATTTGCTATTCAATGTATCAGTCAAAGTTTGAGAGTTACACCGATTATCCTGAAGGTGCGAAAGCGAATGCCGAAAGAGGTATCCGGTTGAACGAGGAGAACGGCAACAAGTGTGCAACTCAAGTGGGCAAGGTGAGAGGTCAACAATTGGCTCAAGGTGAACCGATAAGTGATGACACAGTTCAACGAATCTATTCATACCTATCAAGAGCAAAAGAGTACTACGATGAAAACGATGATACCGCTTGTGGAACAATCTCATATTTGTTGTGGGGTGGTGAAGAGATGTTGAGATGGACAGAACGCAAATTGTCAGCGAGTAAATTTGCCATCCAAGATGAGGAAAAGAGAATCGTGACTGGTGCTGCGATGATTGCCGATTTACCCATCTATCGCAGAGATGACATTCGTGGTGAGTACTATGTGGTTTTTGACAAGGAATCCATCTTCAAGATTGCGAAGAAATGGGCGAGGTCAAACCAGTACAACTCCGTAAACGCACACCACAAGACACCCATAATGAATGGCGTGAGCTTGTTTGAATCATACATCATAGATCGTGAAAGAGGTGTGATGCCACCAAAGGGATTTGAAGAAGTTGCCGATGGTTCTTGGTTTGTCTCTTATCTCATTGACAACGATGAGGTGTGGGCAAAAGTGAAATCAGGTGAGTTCAAAGGATTCTCGGTAGAGGGTGTTTTTGATTTCCCCGAAGACAAAGAAGAACAACTCATTGAGCAGATGAAAGAGATTCTTTCAAGGTGGAATGGAAAGTAAAATTGCAACAAGTAAACATAAACTCTAATTTTATACAAATGAACGCAAAAGAAACACTCAAGGAAATCCGCACGATGTTGGGATTCTCCGAAGAAGAAATCAAAGTTGAGATGGCAACTGCCACTTTGACTGATGGAACAATCGTTGAATGGGAAGGTGAATTGATGGTAGGAACTGCCATTTTTGTTCAAACTGCTGAAGGTTCAATCCCAGCACCTGATGCAACTCACGAGGTTGAAGGTGGTTTGTTGGTTACAACTGTTGACGGAATTGTTACTGAAATCGTTGAACCCGAAATCGAAATCGAAGTTGAAGCCAAAGAAGAGTTTGCAACCGTATCTCATTTCAATGATGTTGTATCAAAGTTGGAAAGTGCAATCGCTGAATTGTCGGCAAAAGTTGTTGCATTGTCTGCATCTAACACCCAGCATAAAGAAGCAATGAGCAAAGCAATTGACCTTATTGAAAAGGTTGCTGATTTGCCTTCAGAAACCCCAATCAAAACCCCCGTTTCAAACAAAAAGAACGATCAGTTTGAAGCACTTAAAAAATTCAAAAACGCAATAAACAAATAAAAACATGGCATTCTCAGTAGGATCTCTCGCTAATTACACCAACGAACAGTCAACTGACTTGTTGGTAAAAGCCCTTTTCGGCTCAAAAACTGCAACTTTGTTGCAATCTTCTAACCAAGTTCAAGTAGGTATCAAATCTGCTGCCGCTTTGAACATCCTTGCTTCAACTGTTTTCTTTCAAGCAGACGGTTGTGGTTACAACCCAAGTGGTACAACTGCCTTCACTCAAAGAAACATCACCGTTGGTGCTGTGAAAGTTGAAGAAACTCTTTGCCCAAAGACATTGGAAGCCAAGTGGATGCAAACTCAAATCATGCCCGGTTCACCAACTATGATTCCTTTTGAAGAGCAAGTAGGTGCTGAAAAGGCTGCCGTTATTGCACAAACTTTGGAAGTTGCAATGTGGCAAGGTGATACCGCTTCTGGTAACCCTAACTTGAACCGTTTTGATGGTTTTAACAAAATCGTTGCTGCCGCTTCTCCAGTATTGGCGAACGCTGCACCAACTACCTTCACTTCAATCACCGCTGCAAACGTTGATGACATCTTGGATCAGGTTTATGCCAACATCCCTGCTGCCGTTGCTGAAAAAACTGACTTGGTTTGCTTCGTTGGAATTGATGTTTACAAGTTGATGTTGGTTAACTTGAAGAACGCTAACTTGTTTCACTATGTTGCCGATGCTGCCACTTCAATGGAGATGGTTTACCCCGGTACTAACATGAGAGTTATTGGTGTAGGTGGTTTGAACGGAACTAACAAAATTCACGCTGGTTCTTTGTCAAACTTCTTTATGGGTACTGACTTGATTGATGAGCAAGAAGAAGTGAAAATGTGGTATTCACAGGACAACGATGAAGTTCGTGTTCGTTTCACTTTCAAGGCTGGTGTGCAAGTTGCATTCCCCGGAGAAGTAGTTTATTTCACCCTTTAATCTTTATAACTGATGGCTTGTTTACTCACACAAGGATTCACTCTTGACTGCAAAGATGCAGTTGGAGGAATCAAATCAATCCACCTTATCACTTGGGTTGATTCAAAGTTCACCGTTGCAAGTGGTGAAGTAACTGCCACAACCGTTGCAAGTGGTGATGTTTACGATTACGAGTTGCCGAAAGGTACTGGATCATTGACCATCACCACCAACGTATCTGTTGAGAACGGAACATCATTCAATCAATCGGATGTTGTTTTCAAA